CGAAAAACATACCAGAGGTGATAAGCGAAATTTACAGATTTATGATTCATCACCAACGCATTCGCTTGAGCTGCTCGCATCAAGTTTGCACGGAACTATAACTAGCAGTTCGACAAGGTGGTTTAATTTAAGATTTAAAAATGCTGTACTAAACGATTCTGATGAAGCCAGAGAGTGGTTGGAATCGGCGGAAGAAATGATGTATATGGCATTCGCTCGTTCGAATTTTCAACAGGAGATTCACGAGTGCTATTTTGATTTGCTTTGCTTCGGTACAGCGGCGGTTTTCTTAGAATCGGACAGCGATGACATAATAAGGTTCAATTCAAGACATATTAAAGAAATTTTTATAGCCGAGGATGCTCGAGGCGCAATTAATTGCATCTACCGTAAATTTAAAATAACTGCAAAGGCAGCGGTAGAAAAGTGGGGTTTAGAAAACCTAAGTAAAAATATTCAAAGCTTATATAAGAACTCTCCATTTGACGATGTGGAACTTTGTCATATTGTTAAACCTAGAGAGATATATGATCCAAAAAAATTGGACAAAATTAATATGCCGTTCATTTCTATTTATTTGGAAATGGAGTCAGAAAATATAATTAGTGAATCCGGTTTTAGAGAATTTCCATACCTTGTGCCTCGCTGGCTAAAAAGCAGCAACGAGGTTTTTGGGAGGAGTCCGGCTATGTCATGTTTGCCAGATGTAAAAGTTTTGAACAAGCTTGTAGAGACTCAATTATTAGCGGCAGCTAAATCTATAAACCCTCCTCTATTAATTCCGGATGACAGCGCAGTTCTACCTATAAGAACGAGTCCAGGATCACTCAATTTCTACCGCGCTGGCGCCAGAGATAAAATTGAACCGTTAAATATTGGAGCCGATGTTGGTTTAGGATTGAACCTTGAAGAAGCTAGAAGAAAATCGATTGCCAAAGCTTTCTTTGTAGATCAGCTATTGATCCAGGAAGCCAGCTCACGCACACTTACAGCTACTGAAGTTCAAGCTAGACAGGAAGAACGGTTAAAAGTCTTAGGTCCAACAATGGGAAGATTGCAACGAGAACTTTTGCAACCGATGATAACTCGAGTCTTTAATATTATGTTGCGTAACGGACATTTTATCGAAGCACCGAAAATTTTAACAAACCAGGAAATAGAAATTGAATATATTTCAAGCATGGCATTGGCGCAAAAAGCATCACAATTGTCAGGCATCATGAGAGGAATGGAGATATTTGGTTCGATTTCCCAGGTGGCTCCTGTAATGGATTATTTAGATTCAAACGGTCTAGTTAAGGAATTAATTAAAATTTTAGGCTTACCAGCAACGATGATTAAATCCGATGCT